TTTTCCACGATTTTCAATCAGATTCGTTAACATAATAAATATACTTGTTCCAAAATTATTTAGCCCCGTCTTTCGGGGTTATTTTATTAAAATGCTGTTTCTCACTCATCTCTTCAAGCAGTTTGATCAATTCATCATCACAACCAGACTCTATGGCAAGAGATTTCATAAAGTTGTAATCTAAAGATTCAGCGGCTGGTGGTGGTTGTCCTTCGGTAGGAGGGATATTTTCGGCTGATTCCATAGGAGCGCCAGGAGGAGCACCCATTGGAGCGCCACCAGGGGGAGGCATACCTCCCATTTGAGCACCAAACACAGGATCCTTCTGATCTGCTTCGAGACCCTTCTTGGCTTCTTCAATCTCACTATCAGACATCTGATAGTAATCCTTGTAGATCTTCTCCATTGGGAAGATCATAAGACCCTTAACAGCCTGAACCACACGAGCCTTCTGTTCATCAGTATCAAGCATTCGCTTGAGAGCCATGTCGGAAGGAGCAGGAAGTTTAATCTTAAGTTTAGAGATAAGTGTGGTTGGGAAACCCTTAAGCATTAGGTGTCTCTTTGCAATTGTCTCTAAACCAAGCTCAATCGACTTTTGGATTCTAGTAATGACGCGAGCGAACTTAACATCAAGCTGCGACAGGTTAGCTTTACGCTCAGGTGATTGATCTTTCTCAACGATGTAATCCTTCGGAATCTTAAGTGCAGCAAGCAACTTATCTCTAAAGTATTTCACATCGTCAACCTCACCAAGGTTTTCAGCACCCGGTAATGTATCAATCTTAGTGCCAGTGCCCTTACCATTTACAGCAATGTAGAAGTCTTCGTCAGCAGCTAATGCATTGAAGTTTTCTTCAATGTTACCCGTTTGCGAGTTGTAGCTCTTACGCTTCTTAAACTTATCCATCTGCTTCTTGATATGCATCTCAGCCTTAGAAGCAGGCAGCGAACCCGTATCAATGTAGAAGATACGACGCTCAGGAGCACGCACAAGACGATAGATGAGCATGGCATCTTCCATCATCTTCAGGCTCTTGTAGGTTACTCTAGCAGCCGCAGCAACCGATTTACCATAAGGGTAGTGAGTCGGATCAGAAGTGTGGAGCCTGAAGTGAACAATCTGGCCGGGATCTAAGTTAATGATACGAGAGTCATCTAAGTAAGGACCAACCGACCCATAAGTAGACCAATCATTCTTTTCAGGGATCTCCTGTAAGAATTGCTTCAGGTAACCAAACTCATCCTCAACGCGGAAGATAAAGTTAGGGTTGAGAATCTTAATGCGCTGAATACCACGCTTAATGTTGTTAAGGTCAACAATCGTCTCAAGGAAGATGTCACCATATTTAACAACGTTTCTAGAGATGTCCCAAAGGTAGCGAGTCATGTTAACTTGCTCAAACATGTTCTCAACCTCAGACTTAGTCATCTCATCGTCAGTAACAATATCCCATGCTGTGCCGTCAATGTTCTCCTGCGTGCAGTCATCGCTATAAATGTCGAATGCGGACGAGATCTCCGGGTATCCATCCATATCCTCATATTCTTTGTATCGCTTCTTGCGATCAAACTCAATTTGAGGCAGGATTGGGTAGTAAGTTCTCTTGTGACCAAACTCCGAAGGAACCTTAATAATATCCTTCGACTGAATAGTGTCGCCTTGAAGTGGACGAGGTGGATCAATGCTTCTTTTGGTAACAGGATCTTGGATCTTGTAATCAGGGTGATCCTCAACTTCGCGAGAGAAGAACTTCTTAAAGAATCTCCCTATGAGCCCGTAGGGCTTGTTATACGGTTGCATCGGGTCTGCAAACTGCGTATATCCTTCACCACCTTCTCTTAATTTCTTAGCAGCCATTCAAGTTTCTCTTCTGTTAGACCTTGCGTAGATGTCTTCAACTTATATGTATGAGCGTTACGGATGGCTGGTGGGATATAAGTATCATCTTCTGCCTTTTCTATGTAAGCATTGCCTCTTAAGTTATTAAAAATGTTAATAGAAGCAGCAAAGGACATAATTAAATCGTCATGACAGTTAGTATCAGGCTTAACCTTACCCGTCTCAGGGTCAATAATGAAAGTTAAAAGCTCGTTGACTAATCTGTCAGAACTAATTAAAACTTTACCTGACCTGATATTATGTTCGAGATCGGCTAATAAAGTCTCTTTATTTTTCTGTGTAATCATAATTCCGATCTCTCGTTTGTCGTCCATCACTAGATTCTCATACTCAAACTCCTGCTGAAGGAAGTAAATTAAGTTGTTACCGATACCATTCCGTTCAGGACACACAAATGCAGTGTTGTAAAGTCTAGCCTCATCTGCTATGATTTTAGCGAACTCATTGATAGGCGTCCTGTTGGAATAGAACTCAGCCACCTGTTTACCATTATAGATGTCGATGATGTGGAAAGCTGAGTAATCACGTTCACGACCAATTGACGGGTCAGCAGCTAAGACATATTCGTGGTTAGGTTGTGGATCTTCCCAAATACGCATACGGTTGTTATATTTGATCCAGTAATCCTTATTACAGTTTTCTTTTAGATTACGAAGAATCTCACCCTCAATGTAGGTCTCACCTGTGCCTAAGAAGCTAGCCTCATACTCCTGTAGCCATTCTTTGTAACTGTGTTTGCGGCGAGTTTGCTCTTCCCACTTGTCCACATTGATTGGAGGATTACAGGACTCCATCTGTTCGTATAACCATTCAAAGCCCTGGTGCCTTTTGTATTCTGGGTGCTCACTCCATTTAATATCAATGGGATGGAATCCATTGTCACCTTCCATCGCCTGCGTATACATCTTGTGGAACCAGTTACCAATACCATTAACCGTAGACAGACACACCACACGGCCACCAGTGGACGTTGTAGGGCCTACAGCAGCCCAAATCGTATCAATGTGCTCAATGAATGCCGCCTCGTCTAAGATGAGCAGAGAGGCCGAAATAGAGCGTCCAGACTGCTTGCCTGAAGCCTTGGACTGAATAGATGATCCATTTTCAAATGACAGCGTGTGGTCATTGTCCCTGGTAGTCTTAGGCTTCATCCAGAACGGTAACTCTTCATACATGATCTTGATACGAGAGATAACTTCCTTTGCCTCTGCATCACCCTTAGACAACACAGCAACTCTCTTATTTGTACCAAAGATGCAAAAGTGTAATGCATAAGCTGCCATTAATGTTGTGCAGCCAGCTTGCCTAAACTTACGGAGGATAGTTAGTCGATAGTCTTGGAACTCATCAAGGATACGCGACTGGAAGGGGTAAAGTTTAAAGTTTACCATTCCACGCATTGGGTGAACGACCTTGATGTAATTGTTTGTAAAATATTCGCAACTACGAGAACATTTCTTAAATTCCTCTGCGATGTGCTCCAGGTCTTCGCTATTATTATTCATGATATATTTTTCTGTTTGTAGTAGAACAGGTAAACAACCTAACTCTTTAGCTAAACTTATTAACTATTCTAACCGTAATGAGTTTACTAGAATTAATGTTACTTATGATGCTCCTTCTATTTATGAAGGTCATAAGAAGAATATAGAGTTCTTTAAGACCTTAAATATGGAAGATAATGATATTATAGTTTTGTGTCATGATGACATTGATATCATTTCTAACCAAGAAGATCTTCTTAAATATTTAGAAGTCACCAGAAAGCCTAATGTTGGTTTTGTAGGTATCGCTGGCAGCACCTACCTACCTCATGATGGTGCTTGGTGGAATGCTAGAGGTACAAATGATGCTCGTGGGTTTGTATTCCAAGGACAGAAAGCAGAGACCATGATGCCTAATTACTTTGGTAAGTCTGGTCAGGTAGTGGTTCTTGATGGTTGTTTTCTTGCTATCACCTATGGAAATCTTAAGAAGATTGGTATTGACGAGCCAGAATACCTTGAGACTGGATGGGACTTCTACGACATCCACATGACCTACAAAGCACATTTAGATGGTTTTTCCAACTATGTTGTACCTATAATTACTATGCATGAGTCTCCAGGTCAGATGCGAGAAGGTTGGTATACAGCAAAAGAAAAGTTCATGAGGCATCACGCATCAACGATCAGGTACTCAAAGCTACCTACAGATAAGACACACGGATTACCCTAATGGAATACTTAGTAAGCGTTTTAGTTTGGATGTTGGCAGTCTACGGTATGACCACCATCATTGTCAGTTCTACTATCATGGAGCCTGTTCGCAATCTCATTACTGCTTGGGTTCCTCCTCTTGGAAAGCTAGTTAACTGTATGCTTTGCACAGCTTTCTGGGCAGGGGTATTCTGGGGTATGTTATATTGGAATCCTTTCTCTAAAGCAGAGGGTAATATGTTCCTGCACGCCCTATTTGCAGGCTGCTTTGGATCTGCTACTACTTGGTTGATCTACCTCAAGTTCTTCCCTTTAATGCAGGGTAAGTGAGGCTAGTCAACAACCACCAGTACAGTTTGTGACGGGACGGATACCAAACTTAAGTTTAAGTAACATATTAATACACTCTTATATAGGTGTTACCGAAATCTATTGTTACGTCTGTTGTAGCTGCTATAAACTCGTATGCTCCTAAAGTAAATGGTGAAGTTCCTCTACTTGTATTCGTAACATCCACTGAAGGCATTGTAGAATTGCTAACGAAATCAATCCCTAGAGAGCCTTCTACTTGTCTGTAATCTCTTTCTCTTGAATTCTGGTTATCTTCAACAAAAGAGACTGTACCATCAACTGCACTTCCATCATAAGTATAAGTAGTATTGTAATTTATATTACTAGATGTGTATGTCGGATTAATACAGGTTGGTGTACTTTCTCCGAATGTATTCTTAACAGTTGTTTCAGATTGATTAATTGTTGAGTCATAAAGATTAACATATTTTGTCGCACTCGCGAAATAATTCGTAAAATCACTCTGACGTACAAGATTCTGATCCCATATAGTACCACTAACATTTAGTCTAAAAATAGAATCCTTGGCAGAGTCTGGTATTTGGCTAGCCATTCTTATTCCAGCATTGACAGTAGAAATAGTTCCCGAAGTGAGTTGTTGATGAGTAACTCCAATCAAGTTTATTTCAATCTCACATTGTTGTAGGGGATTTGTTGGAAAGTATACAAAAGGATTGTAACTGCCTTGCTCTATAACACAATTTATAAGATTAAGTGTGTTCTTACCTATAGCTGACACCTCTCCTGTGGAGGGGTCCACACTTTCAAATCCTACGTAGTTAGTGAAAAATGTATTAGGGACGCCTGTTAAATTAGTGGCATGTGTAAACATACACCTTTCAAAAGTTAAAGTTCTTTGATATTGACCTGAGTAGCCTGAAGTAGAGTTAAATTGATTAAAGAACATACTTCGATTAGTACTGGTGCCTGAGTATATTAAATCTCTAAACGTTATGTTTACGTTCTGATCTCCAAAAGAATACCAACTAAGATTAGCGGTTACTGTAAAACTAGC